TGGATAATATGAATGATGAACACGGAGAGTTAATGACTAAGTTAAAGAGAGTGCAGAAAGAGAATGAGAAACTGCGTGAAAGCTATGAAATCCTAAAGCGTGAAGCTGACTACTGGGAGAGAAAAGCTAAGAAGCTATTAGAGGAGAACCACAAGTTAGATGCACAAGTGAAATTATGGAAAGGTACAGCACCTTGAACAACTATATATACACAGCCATTGGTCTTGTCGTATTTTATATGGGGCTAAAGATGTTCTCAGGTGGCATGAAAAGCATGGGTAATATGGATCACTTAAATTGGTTTGTAGCTAACCCTATTTATATGTTCTTTGGTGGGATCATCATGACCCTAGCGTGGCAATCAAGTAGCTTGAGTACTACAGCTATAATTGCTTTAGTTGCTTCTGGGGCAGTACCCCTACCAGCGGCAATAGCCTGTGTCTTAGGGGCAAACATAGGGACTACAGGGACTATCTGGTTGGCTGGGCTACTTGTATCTGATGGTATGCCAAGAGGTGATACCTTACGTATTGCAATGGTACACACAGGAATGAACTTACTGATGGCTATTAGCTTGTTGCCATTCGTACATCATATAGCAAAATATGTTGGGAGATTTGGATGAGTATAGAAGTCACATATATAGACCACATGGGCAGTGACCTGTCTGTCGTTAATGCAGCTAGAGTGTCATTTGGGAAGAAGAGTGCAGCACTAGGGTATAGTGGGGTAGGGGATGAAAATATGAGACCTATCCTGCATGATAAGGATAAGAAGCTAATTAAGTACTTAGCCAAGCACAATCATACTTCCCCATTCAACCACTCCTTTATGACGGTACACGTTAAGGCACCTATTTTTGTAGCACGACAACTACAGAAACATGAGTACATGCCTTGGAATGAGATAAGTCGTAGGTACGTCGATGATGAGCCTGAGTTCTATGAGCCTGATCATTGGAGGGACAAGAGTGAAGATAAGAAGCAGGGGAGCGGTGGAAAAAGTCAGTCCCAGTACTTCCCTAATATCTATGTAAAGGAGATAACAGAGAAGGCACTAGGTGACTATAAGAAGATGCTAACCCAAGGCATAGCACCAGAACAAGCACGTATGATACTGCCTCAGAACATGATGACTGAATGGTATTGGTCAGGTACAGTGGGGGCTTGGGCAAAGATGTGCAATCTAAGGTGTAAGCCTGACACTCAACTAGAGACCCGTATCGTGGGAAATGAAGTATCAAATATTATGTTGCGTTACTTCCCTGTAAGCTGGGAGGCTTTAAAACATGACTACTGAGGAAATGATGAAGATGTGTCGTACACTGGCCCACAAGTACAATTCACCTAGTCACTTCGATGATTTGGTCTCCGAGGGAATTTTGGAGTGCTTAGAGCAAGTGGATCAGGGGAACACGCATGGGGCTAACCTAAGACGTATGGCTAACAGGGCTATGCACGATTACATAAACATTAAGACACTGGCTGTAAGTGTACCTCTAAGTGAGCCAGCTAGGTCTTTGGCTAGGGGTACGGACTACAAGTCAACGATGAACAAGGAGGGTGTAACAAAATTGCAACAGGCTATCAAATCAACCAGTACACCCTTGGAAAGTGTAGATGTCGTTGATGAAGAATCTGACCCCGCTGTTGCTTACGAGAAAAAGCAGATTATACTTGACACAGTAAGGATAGCTAGGGAGACGCTTAACGACAAAGATTGGAGTTTGTTCTCTAGGCACTATTTAGAAAAGGAGACAACAGATGATATAGCTATATCTGAGCGTGTAACACGACAGGCCATAGAGAAGAAGTTGAAAAGGTGTGTTAATAAAGTCACAGGGGCTATGAACATTTAGGGGCTTTGGTTGCATAAGTTCAAAAAATGTTGCTATAGGTAAGTACAGAGGTCTTCTAAAGACTATTAATAATAAAGGAAGTAAATATGGAAGTTGTAGAAGATAATGAATGGGTAGATAAAATGTTGTCAGATAAACCAGATTGGCAGTACCATGAGATTTGTTTATGGTTGCCACATAAGCCTGAGACAGTAGATGATATTGCCAACGATATAGCATGTAATGGTTTCAGGTTGGATCGTCCGATTGCCACATATGAAGGGAAGATTCTTGATGGCCGTCACCGATATGAGGCTGCATTAAAAGCTGGTGTTGACCCAATATTTGTAGAGTTTCAAGGTACTAAAGAAGAGGCGATTTCATATGTTACCTCTGAGAATGTAGCTCGTCGCCATCTAAACGACCAAGAAAAGATGTTATTCTACGTTCAACGTGCTAATGCTCTTGGTGTTAGGGGAAGCGGTTCTCATAAGAGGTTCGAAGAGGGTGTATCAAATGATACAGCTACTCCATCTCAAGCGGATCACGCTGATGCCCTTGGGGTAAGTCGCCCAACAATTGCCAGATGGGAGAAAGACCGAAAGGAGATCATGGCTGACCCTGAGTTAGCGGAGAAAGCTACAACACCAGAAGGCTACAAAGAGGCTAAGAAAGCAGTAAAGGACAGACGAAAAAAACAAAAGGAGGCTATTGATAACTCTGTTCCACCTGATGTGATTGACCTAAACGCAATCGCTAGAAGCAAGAAAGAAACTGACATACGTAATGTTGGACCAGCTTTTGTTGGACTTATGGAGACATTATGTACAAAGTTTGACGAAAGAGACATCAAGAGAGAGCTTGTAGCTTTCATGTATCCAGACCCTCTTGGACTAAAGGTTGAAGCACTTCATAAGATGGCAGACATCTTGAGTGAGCTTCGTGAAGACCTACCTATCGAAACTACTAAACAGCAACTAAATTAAGGAACCCGACAATGACAAATCAACAGAGCCTATTCGACTTCGCTATTGAAAAAATGCGTGAGCGTTCAGTATTTAAGTTTTACGGGGACCGTAAGACTCCGAGAGATGCAGTAGAGGCTGGTGCAAGAAGCCTTAGCAGTATGAAGGCTACGCAAATTCGCAGTCAGGCGTTTGCCAGTAATGATTTAGTACAAGAACTAAACTCCCCTACTTACTGCAAAGAGGTGGACACTTATGTTCCCTTTTGGTGGGCAGTTAAGACTTACCCAGAGTCCACCTTTGCTGCTTGGGAGAAACGTGTTGACATGGCGGCTGCACTACAAAAGAAACAGTTTGTGTTTCAAACCACGGCACAACTTTACTTAAAGGGTGCTGTGTCTGTCGATGAAGGGAAACTTTTACCCGCAGACTACTATGCCGACGAATTGCCTACTAAAGACTAAACTAAAGGAGAGCCACATGAACCAAGAAGTACCACACCAGCCCTGCCCATATGTGTCGTGTGGCTCCTCTGATGCCTTTAGCTTTAATAAGGCTAAGGGTTGCGGGAAGTGCCACGCTTGCGATCAGTCTTATCCCTCAAGGGGTGAGACATACGATTGGGCTAAAGATAAATATCCAACAGTAGAAAGGGGAGAAGTAATGACTTTCACACCAAAGAGAATAGAGACCGCTGGTGATGGTCGTTATACACCCCTCCGAGGGATTAATGCTAGGACTATGGAGGACTTCAATGTTAAGACATATGATGGTCGCCAAGAGTACATATACCCCAGCGGTGGAATTAAAGTCCGTACCTTACACGAGAAAGGTTTCTACACTAAGGACGGGTTCAAGGGTGATGAACTGTTTGGCATGAATATGTTCACTGCTGGTTGTTCTAAGACTGTAACTATTACTGAGGGGGAACTAGATGCCCTGTCAGTAGCACAGATGATGAAGAGCCAGTACATTAACCCTGTGGTATCATTACCATCAGGTAGCCCATCTAAAAAGCTGTGGGAGAATTGTAAGGAGTGGCTAGATAGTTTCCAGAAGATTGTGTTGTCAGTAGATAATGATGATACTGGTAATGCCTTAGCTGATCGTGTGGCTAAGTTGTTTCCTAACAAGGTGTACCGAGTACCACACGACAAGTATAAGGATGCTAATGAGTTCCTACAGGACAATGCACATGCGGAGTTCAAGAGTGCGTGGTGGAACGCATCTAAGTACACACCTGAGAATATCTTAAACACTGCTGATCAGTTCCTATCACTATACAACGACACACCAGACCATGTATACGTTCCAACAGGTATCACTGACTTAGACGATAAGATTATGGGACTTATGCAGGGACACTTCACAGTGATTAAGGCACCTACTGGTATAGGTAAGACTGAAGTTATGCGTTACTTGGAATACAACATGCTACAGCGTAAGATTCCTATTGCTGCATGGCACCTAGAAGAGACTAAACTAAGGTCACTACTTGGCCTTGTGTCGTATGAGTTAAAAGATAACCTGACTAGGCGTGACTTGATTGATGAGAAGGGGAGACATGAGGATGTTATAGGAGCAATCAAGGAGATAGCCAAAGACGAGAACTTCTATCAGTTCTACTTAGGGGATGGTCAAGGTACTGATGAGCTATGTGATCAGATACGTTTCTTTAGTCAGGCCTGTGGATGCAAGTATGTGTTCTTTGAGCCTATCCAAGACGTTGTGGCTGGACGATCAGAGGCATCTAAGGAGGAATTACTAGCTGACCTATCCGTAAGGCTCTCTAAGCTATCAGCGGAACTAAATGTGGGCATTGTGACTATCGCTCACACTAATGAAGATGGAGACCCTAAGTACTGTAAGATGATAGGACAACGTGCCAGTGTTATCATTGATCTGTCTAGGGATAAAGAAGCAGAAGACCTTGATGAAAGAAACACAACATACATCACGGTACAAAAAAACCGCCCTTGCAGTGAAGAAGGACGGGCTGGCAGAATGAAGTTTAACAGTGATACGTTCACACTAAAGCAGGAGTACTAATAATGGTAAAGGTAAGAGAGTGGTCAGAAGAAGAGAAACAGTGGCTTAAAGATAATCTTCGTTATGATAGTGAGACGGGAAATCTTTTATGGACTACCCCTACTTCACGCGGACGTAGAAAGAGGGCTTTGGTAGGTGCTACTACTGGTAGTGGGTACATGGGGTTTTTAGGTTGTATAGATAGGAAACAAGTTTTCTATAGTAATCACAGAGTTGTTTGGTTCCTTAACTACGGTAGTGTTCCTGAAATGTTAGATCATATAGACGGGGACAGACTTAACAATAAAGTAGAAAACTTAAGACCTACAACAAACAGCCTTAATCAAAGAAACAGATTAAGTTACGGGGTTTGTAAGTTTAAAGGTGTGTCTATAGAACACGGTAAGTACCGTTGCCGAGTAAGTAAAGGGGGTAAACTAATTCATGTAGGTGTGTTTGATACAGCAGAAGAGGCTGCAAGAGAATACGACAAGTTTGTTGAAGAAGAATTAACACCACTAGAACGACAGTTCACAAAGACAAACGAAGAAATGGGGCTATACGATAATGACACCTGATGCAGAGACAGTATTCGACATAGAGACAGATGGACTGTTAGATAAGCTGACTAAGATA